CTTTGGTGGCATTTGGCACCTCCTCCCCAAGGTGCCTAAGGACGGTGGCCACCCAATCCTTCTCTTCCTGCAGCGCATCAGCAATCTCGGAAAAGAGAGCTGCTCGCTGCTCCTCATTTGGAGAGGACAACGCACAATACCGGGCCATCATCTTTTTCACATTAGCGGGACGACAAGTCTCAAGTTTGCGGTCATAGAAGTGACCACAAAACTCAAACTCGGATTGCTTTTCTGTGAACATCTTCGTGGGGTGTCCAAGAGACGCGTACGCTTGGCACGCGCCCGGAAAAGGAGCTTCTAGGCTATCATCACCCATAGCCACACACCAAGGATTGGTGGGGTTGAGGATGTGATGTGCTAAAACCCTAATACGGGAATTGGACGAAGATGTAATTTTGGCACCCGATTTCATGATTCCTGGGGCATCCTGTTGATACAGGCGGCCATCAGACAAGGAAAATACGGATGAAGAAATAATAAACAAAACCTTCGCGATGAGATCGACAAACAAAGGCGTGGGGTTAACTAGTAAGAGGGCACGCATAGTGGCCTCAGCCTGTAACTCCCACCCTTGGACAGACCAATCCCAACCTGACACGTCTGCTTCAGCCACCACTCGGGGGTACCGAGGTAATTGGGTGAGAAACTTTCGTGTCATTGCCTTGGTAAAACCTAACCCAGGCTGGGATGGATGCTTTGTCCATTCGGCTATTTCTAGCCGATCTTGTGGGTCGAAAATACATCGTTGTAGAAGGTTATCAACAAGAGAAACACTAGAGATAATTCGATATCTGCCTTGGGCCATCTTACCCTTGTTGTGGGGTTCATTCTTAACGAATGTCCTGATGGGGTCACAATATCCACGTTTGGCTAACTCAATCGGACTCAAAGCCTTCAATTCTTGAAGGGGAGTCTCCTGTATTAGCCTCATTCTTTCAATGACAGCACGCGCTATAAACGCGCCGTGTTCACTGAGAACTGCATGGTTTGAGGAACCGAATACCTTGTAGGGTATTCCTGGGCTGGATTCTTTGACAACTCCATAATCAGCCTGCCATTGAATTGAGTGTCGTAATAAAGTTTCATCAATTTTCTCAGACAAAGCCCATTTTGGGGTTT